CTGGTGATCCAAACATACCTAATGGATCTGAGAAACCGAATGAATAACGCTCACGTGATTTATAACGTACGTTACCTGTATCAAAGTCACCATCCATGCCAGTGCTCAAAGGAGTACGAACAAAATGCTTCATACCATTTGGAACATCGGTGCAGATGAAGTAAGCATTGGTGTCGGTCAAGTAGTTATTAACTGTATAACCTTCTGGAATCGAACCATTGTTTACGATAGCGTTGATGTCGTTATCGGTTGTGCCAACACGCAATTGAGTTTCGAGCAAACGAGTTGCAACGAACTGCAATGATGGTGGAACAATCAACTTCTTAGGTTTAGCAGCGATCAATAATCCACGCTCATCTGTCCATGCAGCGATTTGAATAACTGCGGCTTCTAAAGAAGTCTCATTCAAGTCGGCAGCGGTAGCCTGAGTGTTGCTGTTTACACCACCAGAAACTAATGGATGGGATGTGCTAAATAAAGCCACACCGTCACCACCAGCATATACGCCAGCAGAGAAACCGTTGTTTAGAACGGAAGCTGCTTTAGTTTGCTTTGTGTAAGCCATAGCACGAGCCAAGGCTTTTGTATAACGAGCTGATAGGCTGTCATACAAGTTGTCCTCGATTGCCTCTTCTGTTAGGGAGAAGCCAAGTGCAATAGTTTCGTGGTTGTAACGAGCTGTGAAAGCTTCTTGAGCATTGTCATAAGCGATGGCTGAGCCTTCGTTTTTAACAGGTGCTGCTGAAAAGCCTGATAGCTTTGTCTCTTCTTCGAACGAACGCTCTGAGGTCTCTGTATCGTAGATCTCTTTGTGTTGTTCACCATATGTTGCATACTCAAGTCCGAACAAAGCGTTCAATCCTGGGAGCAACTCTTTCAGTAATTGTGCACGTGAAATAGCCATTTTTTAAGCTCCTTATACGCCAGTTGAGTTGTTGTACTGATGCATAGTCGCATTTATCTTGACGATAAACTCAACAAATGTGTCAGTGCCAGTTGCGGTTTCTCTTACCACATCAATAATACGAATAGGTAGAGTATTAGTAGTAGCTTGCGTACCTTCATCAATTGCTACAGCGGAGTTACCAGTAGTGGTAGATCCAGCGTTTTGAATAAGAGCAATGTTATTACCAATAGCAGAAATGCCCATTCCAGCTACAGTTGATCCAGAAGAACAAGAAACTACTTTAAACAATGTGTCAGGATCATCTGCAACGACTGCAAAAATCTGCGTTCCAGATTTGATTGACTGACTTGCTGGGTAGAACTGCTGTTGCTGAACTTGACCAGTTGAAGAATTGGTAAAACTAACACCTAAAAACACACCGCAAGGTGTAGCTGTAGTTGTGCCAGTATCTTTTTCAATTGTTCCATCGGAAATACGTTTTACTAAATCGCCATAGAAAATGCTTGTAGCATAGCCACTTGCAATTTGCATCTGACGAGTTGCTCCCGCAAAGACCTGACCGCCAATTAGATTGACTGGTTTTAGTCCATAGGGGGCTGATACGGTTGGGTAAGCCATATTAAACTCCTAAATTAAAATTAACTTTTACCAAAAGTAGTCGTTGACTTACTCTCTTTGAAGAGAGGCATTCTCGGATCACTTTGGCGCATAAGACTATTATCTACAGCCTCCATCTGATTTTCTGCTTGATTACGGAAGAAACTGTTCCGTTGGTCAACTAAATCTTCTGGCGTTTTGCAGAGTAATAATCCACTAATCTCAATATTCTCTTTGTATCGACTATTGGGATCTATCAACATTTGCATCTGTGGCTGTTCTTCAATACCTACAGGCTCCCATCCTTCTCTCAATTTCGATGAAAGATTTCTTGGGTCGGCTTGATTCAGCGTTGCTACTCGTATCCATCGGTACTTATAACCCGGTTGCTTGTCTGGTTCTGGTAAAAGCTCTGCTTGTTTCCAAACTTTTACACGTTCCGTAAACTCACGGGTTTCTATTTCTCTCGTTTTCGTTGTCATATTAAGACTCCATTTTTACTAGTTCACGGGCGTATTGCTCTGGCGTTAGACCTAACCTTTTAGCTATCGATAGCTGCGAAGTATTAAGCTTTACCTTTTTCGAGGATGTGCTTCGGTTTGCTGGTGCAACTACGTTACTAAGTTTTTGTCGAGGCTTCTCGTCTTCAGCTTCTTCAAAATTTTCAGGAAATCTTTTGCGCATTGTTTCGTCAATACGCTTGTAATACTCGTCAGTCGTAGCATAAGCCATTCCGTTTTCTTTGACAAGCTTTTCGTGTAGCCCTAAAGCTAGACTTGTCATTTCATCATCCTGCCCAAACCAAGA